ATAGAGGCAAATATTCTTCGTAAATCAGTATACCCAGTAGGTTTTCTACCTAATTTTTCTACAATTTCTTCTGGGTAGTTTGTTATACTCCCAGTATTATGTACAACTTTATTTAACTCGTCTGCTAAATCTTTTGGTCGTAAATCTGGAAATAGGTCATCTCTACCTCCAGATGCAATAAATTGTTGATCTAGAACGTGTTTTAACAGAGGCCCAACTTTAATAGTAGGAGGAAGTCGTTTTCTTCCACCAATTTCTTTTATACTTGGTAAATCAGTAGGATTATGAATAGTGCCTGTTTTAGGATCGTACCAAGGTCTTATTTTACCTTTAAATTTAGTTGCTGCTATTTCATTTGTTTTCATATTTAAAAGGGCCTCACCTCTTTGCCCAAATAAAGCTGCAATAGCTGCTCGTTTTAAACTAGGATCTTCTATATTTGCTATACCTTTAAGCACTGTATTCATAACAGGTTTACCGTCTATTTCTCCTAGTATACGGGTGCCTGTACCTGCTGATTCTACAAATATGTCTCCCGCAAGTAGTCTCTCATTAATACCACCTACTTTTCTAAAAGGTTTTATATGGTTATCTTCTAACCAACCAATATTTGGTATTTTTAGCTGTTTTAACTCTGCTGTGTTATCCATAATTTCATTTATAGATGAGCCAAATTGTTGATTGCTAAATTTTGATTTATTAAAAAAGCTTTTAAATTTAACAACTATATCCTCATAGCCTTCTATAGTTCTTAATGCTTCTCCTGTCCCTTTACTAGCATCAGAAAAAACAGAATATAATTTTTCAATTTTAGCAATATCTTCTGGTGGAAAAGCTTTAAAAGAAGTCATTGGGTCTTTAATAATACCTTGAGTATATAATCTGCTAGTTATAGAGTCGCCGGCAGTAAGTATACCTGCTTTAGCTTTATCTTGTAATTCTTTTACAGTTATAATTTCCCCATTAGTAACTACAGCATCATATAATGCTCTATACCCTCTGAGAGCATCTTTCTCATCGGTTTCTAAAATTATAGGTACATATTTTTTTATTTCAGCCATTAGTATCCAAATACCTCATTTTGTGGGACATACCGTTGTGTTTGTCTGCTAGAGTAATACGGTGTGCTTGCATTGTGTAAAGATCGCACCATCATCATATATCGTAACGCATCGTATGCGTGATCGTCTGCTTTTGTGTCTACATCTTCTGGGTTGTGTTTAGATAGTGGCAATGTAGGCAGTGTTCTTACTAGGTTTGTACAATTATCCATAATTCTTACTCTTGGTTGTCCTCTACTGTCACAAGCTAGTCTTCTATGTATTTCTATCTTTCCTGCCAGTCTGTTTCTATCGGATGGTATCCATCTACAGCCACCTCTATTCATTGTTTCTGCTATACTTGGACCTAACCCTGTTCTGTTCCAACAACTTGCATCTAATACAGATATTTGCATGGTTGGGTCGTTTCTTTCCAATTCTAATACTAATTCACCAAGAGCTTCACCAGTTCTACCTTTTATATACAGTTCTCTATATATCCAGATATTGTTGTCCCAGTCTATAGCACCCCAAAGAATACAAGAAGGACTACTGTAGCCATAATCTCCGGCACGTACCCTAGCCCAACCATCAGGTGGGTCAAAGGATTCCACGACATGTAGCGATCTACTAAATTCTGTAAAAGCTGCTCCCTCTGCGACATCCCAGTCTCCTTCTAATAATCGTTTTCGTTCTACTTCTGGTAAGGAGAGCAACATAGCTTCGTATTGCCCATCTATAGCAAGATATGGATTGTCTGTTAACCTTGCCGGTATAAATTTCTTTAGAAATAAAGGTTGCCCTTCTTTTGCGTGCCCTATAGGGTACCTTATTGTTTTCTGTGTATCAAATTCTTTTGCCCAAAAAGCTGATCCCGGTGGAGATGGATCTATGTACATTTTTCTTACCCACCAGCCTCCTACACCTCCCGGATTAGCCGTACACCGCATATATAGTCCAAGTTTTGGGTCGGTACTTCTAAGTCTTGATCTTAGGTAGTTCCACACGTATGGTGTGGGATATTGTGTTATTTCGTCTATGCCTATCCAATTAAACGCTTGTCCTTGGTATCTTGTTACGTCTCTTTCGTCATCTACGTAAGAAAACCACACTTTGGCCCCTGAAGGGAACTCCCATGTAGATTTTGCTTGCTTAAATACTGCCCCCGGCACCGCTTTCATGTACAATTGCCTACTTTTGTCTATAAGTTCGGTCAATTCTGGTAGAGTACGTCTTAGTAGTAAGCCTCTGTGGTTAGGATTACCTACATCTCTTAAAACATCAGCTAAAAGTGCGTATGATTTGCCTCCTCCTGCTGCTCCGCCATACAGTACGTCTCTTTCTGGACTTTCTAAGAACTCTGCCTGTGGTCCATCGTTAGCTTTAAAGACAACTTCGTTCTCAGCAACGTGGTTTCGTACTCTTTCTGGTAAAGCTAGTAGTTCTTCCTCAGATATGGGTTCTTTTCCATGTCCTGAGAGAGCTGCGTCTATCTTACCAAGGCTTTCTTGTAGTTTGTTAGCCCTGTACCGTGCATTTACAGCACGTTTTGAGTCTTTTTTTACCTTGGCTTTAAGGTTAGATAGTTTTGTTGATACGGCTTTACGTATCTGTTTTTTAGTTATTTCAACCATTAATTAAAATTATACTTTATCCCAGCGTAGAATTTATTTTCATATTTATTCATTCCCGGATCAAAGTCTTCTCTATTAGGAAACATTGGGTCTCTAGGTATTTCACGAGAATTTAAACCTGCTGTTCCAGAAGTTACCGAAGCATTGCCGGTTAAAGTTCCAGACTTATTTAATTTTACATTGTATATATTAAGTTGGGCTGCCCGTTGCATGTCTGATTTAAAGCTTCCGTCATAATAGGTTTCACCCCTGTTACCTGTTATAACTTCTGTTCCTTTTGTAGACTTTTGTTTATAATTAAAATTTATATTTTTTATATTAACGCCAAATTCTCTATATTGATTTTTTATATTAGTTTCTATGTGGTTTGTTATTCTATTTCTTTCAAATTTTTGTTTTCTATCTCTGCCACCAAGCATAATAGAAATATCTTCAGATAGTGGTATAGTTATATTACCAAATATTTCAGATGCCATATTGCCTTTTTTTGCCCGCACATTAACAGTATCAAAAGTTTTTGGTTTTCTAGGTGGGTTGCTGTATATCTTTTTTGGCATCTAAGTGTGTCCCTAACTTACTGCGTTTCTTTAAACCTTCATCAGATATATATCTATCTGTTTTTGCCAACAGCCACTGGCTTGCTTTTCGCCACCCGCAAGACTTGGCATATGTTAATGCCTGATCCAGTGCTTGTAGTTCATCTGGTATAGGAGACAGGTGTTTCTCATCCTGCGTATCCAACACATAACCAAAAGGTATGGTGCTGGTTTTTCTTCGGATTTTACCAGAGTTTTGCATCGGCAAACATTTCCCTTTGTTCTTCTTCTGGAGTATCATACAGTCCATCAATAGCTTCTATCTTATCTTGATTGCTTGCAATAGCCCCTATCCACTTATCTATCTCTGCTGTAATATCAGAATGTTCTCCAATACCTACAGCAGAATGTAATAATACATCAAGGTTAGCTTTTGCTAAACCTATATTAGCCACGTACTGTGCCCTTAATGCTTGTAACCTCATAGCTTAGTCTTTCTTTTCACGTATAAAAAATCCAACAGCACCGGCTGCACCACAACAAACCATAACTACGCTTTGCCATAAGTCACTTGGTACCATTATGCCTAACATAGCAAATACACCACTGAGTGCCGCATATGATGAAGGCTCTTTAAATCTATTCATTAATTCAACCATTAGTATCTTCTCCTTGTTTATCAGTCATACACGCACAGGGATTTTCCTCTGAGCATGTACAGTTTTCACAATCACAATTTTCACAGTTGCAATTCTTTTTATCTTCGTCTGCCATTATTGGCCAGCCAAAGGATTATCTAAAGCTCTTACTAACATTGTTCTCAATCTCTCTTCCAGTTCTTGGAGTTTAGTATCAATTGCTTCTGATCTACGAGTTGCATCAGACTCAATAGCCGTTCTTTTATTATCAAATCTATCGGCTGCATGATCAATTAAGGTTCGCATATCAGATTCTATCTGTCTTAATATACCACGAACTTCTAGATCTAGACCTCTTGCTCGCCTGTCCACACCAGCAACTTGATCTTGTACTTCGTTAATATCTTTTCTTAGGTCTGTACGAATTGTTCTTGCATCGTCTTGTGCAGCACTAACTAATTCTTTTACCGCAGACATCTCTGTAGTTATATTTGTCTTTAATGCAACAACTTCTGTATTTGTATTGGTCTCTACACTAGTAAGACGTTCTTCTAGCACATCAAGTTTTACAGTAAAGCTAGTAAGATTAGGAGCAACGTAGCCATTTATCTTTTCCTCCATTGCTACCCAACGTGCGTACCCTTCAAAACCAGCCCAAAGACCTCCTCCAAGTGTACCAAGTAAAGGTAGAATTAGCAGTAACCTACTGCCTTTAACTTTAATTCCTTTATATTCTACCTCACTACTCATACTGTTGTCCAATCATTTTTTCTATTTGTAAATTTGATCGCACACTAATGTAACTTCCTAGGGGGTCGGGCATAATAGAATCTGTATAAATATCTTCTGCAACGTACCACGTTGGCTGAACAACTGTTGCTACATTTTGGTATGTAGATATATCTGGACCGAGAGCATTAACAAGAGCAAGGGTAGTAATCTGTGATACAGGGTCATAGCTATTTGGTAGTCCTGCTATAATTTGATTGGCTTTCTTTTGTTTCTTTTCCTGCTCTTTAGTTGGCTTCTCCGCCATTGTCTCTTTTGGTTTTTCCTCATTAGCTTCCTTAGCTACTTCTTTTTCTTTAGGTTCTTCTTCAGCTACTTCTTTTTCTTGAGGTTCTTCCTGTTCTTTAGCAACCTCTTTAGCTTCCACTGTATTGCTAGTAATTGTTTTTTCTTCTGCATTAGCTTCTTCTTTAATTTCTTCTTTAACTTCAGGAGTTGTTTCCACTTTATTATCCGCAACTTCTACAGTTCCCTCTACTTCTTCCTGTGTAAATTCTACTGGCTCAGGTTCAGGTGCTTCTATTTTTGGTTCTTCTACTGGTTCACTCATTGGTTCTATATCAGCTATAACAACTTGCATCTCTTGATCTGGCATCTTTACTTCTACAGATTCTACATCCATACCTATGTTTTGTATTTCTGCTACCATAGTTTCAACTTTTACCATCACTTCTTCCATGGACATTTCCCCCGTAGTGCCCACATCCTGAAACATATCCCCAATAACGCCAACACTTAAAGTTTCAGGCATACCCTGTATGTCATTCATGTTATCCATAGAAGACGTTGGTTCTAATTCAAAATGCATAACCACATCCATGTTTTGCATCTCTATGTCCATCTTTTGTTGTTCTTCTACAGAAGCATTCTCGTATGTTTCTATTAGGTCTAACTTTATAGACTCTTCCATTTGCATCGGTTGAACAATGTCTATCCAAGTATTTACCACAGTTGTTATAACATTGTAGTTTACTGTATACGAAACATTGTCAAACAATGGGCCTGTAGCAAGATTTGCGTTATCTACTCCACCTACTCGTACAAACACTCTATCAAGGCTGTTATCAAAATCGTAGGAGCCTGTATAGGTAGTAGCGTTGTTGTTGTTCTGTAGGTTTATTTCTCCGGTATCCCACTGTAATACATTGTTGGAATACCCTTTGGTTTGAAAGTACGCACTATCTTCTGTGTCATAAAAGTGCATAGATAATTCCCAATCTAATGCACCCCCTTGTGTTATATGAAAGTCACTTATATCTACATACTGGTCAAAGGTAGTTAGAGTACTCCCCGTGATCTCAGCACACTTACCAGATCCAATTTCACTGGATGGGCAGGTACCGTGCATTTTTGCTGGCCCAATTCCTCCCCAGTCTGAATCCATGTCTCCTTGCTTGGTGTTGCCCACAAGACCTTGATCGGAGTGCAGGATGTCTTCGGTTGTTTTGTTTTCAATAATCGTAATCGTTTGAGTAACTGTATCAATGTGTCCATCACCTAAATGTTCTGTTTCTACTTCTTCAACGATTGTTTCTCCCTCTTGAAGGAGTTCTGCTTGTGCTACATTAAAATAGAAAAAGTAACAAAAAGCCAAGAGCACCAAGGCTAATGCCAACGGTTTCTTCTTCTGTAGGTAACCAATCTGCATCTGTAACATTTTCTTCAACCCACTTATCATAATCTGGTTTCATCTCTGGATTCTCAGCCCATGCTTTTGCAGCCTCTATGCCTATCTTTCCTCTAAACGGACAGGGTGTCCCGGCCATTTCCATCGCATTGAACACTCTTGGGTCTTGGCAGAGCATAGCTACGGCTCCTACTTTCATTCCCATTCTATATAAGGCACGGCTAAGTTTTAGCCTTTCACAATTCATGTCCCTTATAGATGTTCCTCCCGCTACTCCCAGTATCTGGGTTTGTATAGCGGCAGAGGCTGCATAACTACATACGTCTTGGTTATTGTTGCCAAACGATGGGGCATTTGCAGTGCCTACTGTACGGTCAACCGTATTAGTTCCCGATACAGTGCTACTAGAGGATGTTACTGTGTTTGTTTGTGCCCAAGATTCTTCTTGCCAGAAACCTACACAGACCACTACTAAAATAGCTAGCCACCATTTGTACATTGCTAATCCTCACCATTATCAACCACCACTGGCATTGCTGATTTGCTTGGCATAAGTACAATGCCGTGCAGTGCCCGTACATCATGTTCTTGTTTTTCTATCTTGCCTAGCCCTACTCTATCTAAAAGAGTCTGAGCTGCCTTTAGTCTAAGTTCTTGTCTAGGGTTCAGTCCGTCATCATTCATAGACTCTACCACTCTTGATACGGCTGTCGCCGAATTAACGGCTAGTTCTCGCTTGGATATGTCTACGATTTCGTCTGCAAGGCTTTTAACCAACCATGTTCTAGAAGAAGGAGAGTAACCGGCTTCCTCACAGGCTAGGGCTATGTTGCCTTTGTTTACGAAGAGACAGTTGAGAAACTTTTGTTGCTTCTCGGTAACTTCTTTTTTCTTTTCTTGTGCTAAAAGTGCGGAGATTAGTTATCTCCATAAGATTGGGCTTTTCTAGGATAGCCTTTAGCGTTGGTGTAGTTTTTCTTCCCATAAGTTTTTTTAGATTTTGGTTTTACTCTAGTTGCTTTAGCCATATTGGACATTGTCTGTGCAGCAGAAAAGGCTTTAGCAGCTCTTTCTGCCTGTACTGCATTAAATTTCATGGCTTCATGGGCTTTTTCTCTAGCTTTTTCTTCTTCTTTTTCTTTATTAACTTTTAATGATTCTTTTATTGCTGCACGGATTATAGACTTATTACTCATAACTCTTCGCCTTTCTTATTCCGCCACCCATAGCGTACGTCTTCATTGCCTTGCCACCGTATGCTTTTCCTTGAGGTACAACTTGCCCTGCCTTTGGTTTATTTCTTGTCTTTTGTTTAATGGTTGCTTTTAGTCCACTACCTCCAGTGTCTTTTGGTGCGTCTGCTCCAAGATATTTTTTAGGAATATTACCTTCTTTACCAGTGCGTTTATCCAAGTACTTTGTAATTTTACTTTTTGTAAAAAAAACAGCACCTAATGCTGCAAATACAGCAGGAATTTTTAACAAACCCGGTGCTTTTGCTGCAATGATTAAAGCATTTTTATTTTTGCTAACAAACTGTAAAGCATTTGTTACTCCTTTTGGTGGGAGATTTTTTAGACCTTGGTAAGATTTTATTTTATCACTACCTTTAACAGATGTTTCTTTACCTTTTCCAAACAACCCTGTTCGGCCCACTTTATATTCTTGAACCACTTTCTAGATCTCCGCACACGCATAACAATTAATTTCTAGGCCTACTGCTACTTCTTTAACTACTGGTGATTTCCACATGATATGTATCCTTTTATATATTTAACTTGGTTGAGTTGTCTTGGGGGATATGGAGCTTAGATGCTCCCTCCGGAGATAGTACATTGATTGCTACCCCCCAAGGACTTAAAGTTATGTAACACAAACCGTGACCCCCCTTATGTGTATATTCTTCTTGTGAGGGTGTGAGTGTACTTGTATTACATGTACCTACCATTATACAC